CGCAGCTCGCTGTTTTGTGTTAATAGTTTTGCTGGTCTCATGTTGCATCTGCTTCATCTACTATTTGGGTAAATTTAATTCTTGCTTTTTCCCAAGCAATTTTACTTTCCCACCCCATGTTTTCCGGTTGCGGCTCGTTAATAATTGCTTCTCGTATTGCGTTGCGTTGAATAGCAAGGTGTATGCGTAATGTTTTTTCCATTAGTCCAACCAAACTTTATAGCCAGCTGTGACGCGGCCTTTTACCGGGTCAATAAAGTGCAATCTCTGTGACGGTGTTGCGCTTGCTGCTAGGTTAATTCCGGCGTATCTGTTTTCGCTTTCTGTACTTCCTGTTTGATACACAGCACCCAACCCGTTAGCCATCGCCCATTCTGCGTGCGTATGGTAATGCCCGATGTATACGTCTCTGAATTCCCAGTTATACGCCCCGCTTCGCCATCTGTTTGCGTGTTGCACGATTGCTCCGGGTGAAGCAAATCCGTTACGCCCTACTTCGTCTCCATGTATCAGCAGCGCTCTGTAGTTGCCTATCTCTACCCGTTGTATATCTTCCGGACAATCCTGCCACGTTAATCTTTTTTCGCCCTGTAATAATTGTTTAGCCAATTCGTAACACATACGGTCGAAGTTATCTGAACGAGGAACATTATCGCGCTTGCTACCAATTCGCCCATGATTTCCCCATTCCGGTACAACCGTTACTTTCTTGTAATTAGCGAGCGCGTATCTAACTACGTCTACGCATAGCCGGCTTACGTTTACGTATTGCTCGAATAGCGTTGAGTCAATTTCGAACGCTTGCCCCGGGAAGTTAAATAGCCCTTCAATCATATCTCCGCCGAATAAGATAAATACTTCGTCTACCGGGTGGTCTGCTCTGTGAATCTCGGTAATGCTGACCGCTTTGCTAGCGAATTCTAATACTCGTTTACGCATTACTTCGCTGTCGTAACTAGGTGTTTTCTTTGCGCCTTGCCAATCCGTCATGTGCCATAGCGCTATTTCGGCTTTCTTGCTGCTCTTTGCAATTTTAGGTTCGGCTACTAATGAGATTTTGCCGAATGATAACGTCGCGTCGTATGCAGCTCTGTGTGTTGCCGCAACTAGGTCGTCTACCTTTTGCTTAGTTTCCATCAGTTTCTTTTGAGTGCGCATAAGCGCTCTGCGCAGCTCTGTTACGTCTCCGCTTTCTATGTCTTCCGGTAATTCGTCGAGCGCTTTTTTAAGGCTCATCAGTCATCGCAATCTCTCGGCCATGTATTGTGTAGCCCAGTTTGTCTTGCCATGAATCGTCATGCGCCGGGTTTGCTATGCAGCGTACAGACTTGTACGCGTCTAACATCAGCGCTACTTTCCACGCCGGAATGTCATCTGTAAATAACAACGCTCCCCATATTCTTCCGGTGATTGCAAAGTTACGATGTGCGTCTCCGTAAATTGCTTGGCGCTCGTCCAATATTTCTTCTATTTTGTTATCTTTGGACACTTGCATGCTCCCATTCTGTGACGCCTAATTGCTTCGTTACTACTTTTAATTCCTTCGGAACGTAACGCATTTAGTATCACGTTTGCGGAGTAGCCCTTTTCCCATGCTGCGTCTAGCGCTTTTCTGTCTTCCGGGTTCAACCCGTCGTACATTACTTGGTAAGCGCAATAATTTTCTTTTAGCGTCTTACTCATACTTGCCAATTTATCTGCTAATGCCATGTGAGCCTCCTAGTGCGTAGTCTAGCAAGGATTTCGTGAACCCACACGTTACGACATGCAAAAACCCCTAACCACTTCTCCGTTAGTTAGGGGTCGTCGCTATTAAGTTTTTTACTTCTTGGCAGCTGCTTTCTTTGCAGTTGGCTTAGCCAATTTTGTCAGTTCGACTGTGAGCAGGTCTGCTCCTACGCCGAACGTTTTATCTTTAGGGTTTATCGCCCGCATTGCTACCGGTACTGTAGCAATCGCTCCGGCTACTAGGATTGCCTTGTAGTCGGTATTTCCTGTTGCAATTACCGCTCCTGCAGCTGCAATAAAACTGCGGCCGTATGACGCGAGCATTGCTTGAGTCTTAGCATTCATCTTTATCCTTTCGGACGCGCTACTGCCATAATGGTCTTGTAGTCGCGCTTTTTTAGATAGTAGCCATCGCCGTTGCTCTGACTACCTTTCTTATCTGCCGAGGTATTTCCTTCGTAGACGTACATGTACTTTAGCGTTGTATTGTGGCCTTTGACGATACCTACGTGGTCGGGTTCCGCGTCAGCGTCGAACTGATAGAACACTAGGTCTCCGGCCTGAGCCTGACCTACCGGCACAATCTGATTGTTTTTTACGAGGTATTTGAGCCAAGCATCGCAGCTGGCAAATCCCTTTTTGGTATTGGCTACTGAGGCAATTAACCCTGCGTCAGCGAACATCTTAGACGCGCTCATCGCGCACCAAGGCTGATTGTTTAGCCCGTACCATTTGCCGAATTCTGTATCGTTATTTGTGCCTTCTTTGTAACCGAGTTTGCCTTCGCATAACGCGAGTACCTTCTTTATATCTAGCGCCATTTATTCTCCTAGTTTTGCTTTTAATACCGCCAAGTCTAGTGCTAATCCCTGTAGGGTTTCGTCTTGCCTATTCATCTGGTCTTTCATGCTTGCCCCGCCATTTTCGTACAGCTGATACTCAATCCTGTCTAAGCGTTTATTCAGCTTGTAAATTACCCGTAGTCCGCCGGCGGCTATGACTAAGATTTCTAAAATAGAGCGTATAGCGTTTATCTTGTCAGCTGCGGTCACGATTGCGCCCTTTCGGGTTATGTAAGAGTTATAGTTTTAATTGTACCAGCAGAGTTTACGAATTTTAATGTACTGCTCGTTGAGTTGTACCACATGTCTCCGTTGCGAGGAGCCGTCGGGTCTGTAGTTACAATCGGTACTGTAAATCTTTGCGCCGTTTCCAGCTTGCGCAGTCTGCTAAAAATGTCGTCAAAAAATGCTTTGAAATCGAAAGGCTGATTGATATATCCCATTTAGTATGTTCCCGTCGTTAGCGTCAGCGTTACTCTTTCCGGACCATTTTCACCCGGCGTTACGCTGAGTGCGACCAATCTGTAAATTGCGTCTAGCGTATTAGGGAATCTGTTATCTGTAATAATTACTCTTACGTCATCACCAATTTTGTATGTTCCGTATACTGGGTCTTGCGCCGGCGGTGCTGCGACTTTGAGTGTAGTAGGTGGATAAGATGTAGCCGTAATCTGCGCCGAGGCTAATCCGGCCAATAATGTTGCGTCTGTAATGTCTGAGTAGTTTGCTTCTTGCTCTAGCAGCGGCCAGCCAGTTGTCAGCTTTGTTGTATCTACCGCTGTAGCAATTAGTTTGCCTTCGTTGCTTCCCGCTCCGAGACCGTAAATAGTGTTAGCCGCAATAGACGCGTCTTCGGGGTAAATATATTCAATCATATTGCCGCTAGGGAATTCGAACACCGGTGCAGTAAGGCTTGTAGATGTATAAGTAGTTCCCGATTTAGGATACGAAAATACAAATGATTTGACCGGGTTCCCGCCGCCGTCGTATGCGACTTCGATATTCATGTCAAATCCGTTAGTTTGTTTTGCGAGGTCTTGCAGCGCTGAATACACGTTTTTTAATTCATACGCGTAATAGGTTCGGCTTACCAATACGCCCGATGTATTAGTAGGTACCGTTACGCCTATGTTTCCGGCCGTAGTTGATTGCGCTCCGTTTACTAGCGCCTGAGCAATTGTTAATTGGTCTACGTTGTTGTATACCTGAGTTGTTTTTATTTTGCGGCGTTCAAAATATGATTCGAATTCTCGCGCTTGAAATGTAAGTGTTTGTGAAGTCGAGTTATATTCTCTTCCCCAAATTACCCCACCCCATACCAACACCCCGTTACGGTCTACGCAGATTGCTGTTCGCCCGGGAATCGTTCCGTTAGCCACATTTAAGCCAGCTGCGTTTACTCCGGATAAAAGTAAATGGCCGCTAAAACTTCCAGCAGTATTGAGTTGCTGCGTAAAATTAACGCCAGTTATTGGCAGCTCTGCGAGGATATTGTTAGTTAGCAAATCTGCAAATAAATAACGGTAAGTAGTTACACTCATAATTCAATTAACAAATTCCATGAATTGTTTTCTATATCAAATTTATACACATTTCCATCATTAGGATAAGGTGGCAAAACCGGCGAATTTATTTTATCTTCGCTTTTTATCATTGTCCAAGAAGTCGTTTTTTCATTCCAGTCATAATAATTACCATCTTGCGGATATGGAATAGGAGCAACCCACTTACAGGTTTCTTCATCGAGAATCCAAGATTGATAAATTCTAGGCGGGATAAAAGCATTACGTTGTTCATCGTAAATATAACCAATTCCAGCAAAATTTTTTCTAATTTTATTGTTGTATGATGTTTGAATCCAAATTCCGCCAAGGTTATTTATTAACCATTGGTATCCCTCATCACCAGCAGGGTCATTATTATCTCCTTTAACAACGCGAATCACTTTATTTTCTGAATTTATTTCAGCCCAATGTGACATATTTATACCGCCGATTTCAAATATCTAACAATAACTAAACCGCCGCCGCCACGACCAGCAATAAATGAATTGCCGCTATTAGACCCACCGCCACCGCCACCACCACCCGTATTTGGATAAGCGTCAGAAAAAAGTAAACCCGACCCATCTGATTTGAAAAAATCATTATTTGTTCCATTTGATAACGCCCAACCACCAGCACCGCCATTGTAACCAAATGCTGATGAAGAATATAATGCAGTTCCACCTCCACCACCGCCTGAATACCAACCATAGGCAACAGGATATGTATATTGTCCAGTGCTAGTCGCCGTTCCCCAATCGGTGTAACTTGTATTTGCGCTACCGCCAGTACCACCTAATCCACCAGAACCAAAATTTGAACCCGCAGAACCAACGCCACCAGCGCCACCACCGCCACCATCGCCCCACGTAGAACCTGAGCCACCGCCAGCATTACCTTCCGATGGAGAATAACTTCCTGCATTTCCAGTTCCCGGTGATTTTCCTGCTCCATTAGATGAAGCACCGCCACCACCCGACCCTCCATTACCAGCGTTAGTTCCTGCCGTTGCGCCTTGACCGCCGCCAGTTGATGTCAATGAATTAAATGATGTATTAGAACCATTTGAATAATAAGTTCCTCCGCCACCAATTACCGCATTGTAGGAACCAATGGCAAGAGTTGAAGTAAATGCACGAAAACCACCGCCACCACCGCCACCGCCGCCGTATGCTCCGGGACCGCCTCCTGCCACAATAATATAATCACAAAGAAGCGGCGACCCAGTAATTGCAAGAGTTCCGTTGCCCGTAAAAGCGCGATAATAATAAGTTGCGTCAGACGCAAGTGTTCCGCCTGTAACAACAGATTTAGGTGCGGCAGATAATAAACCATAAGCGCGTACAGACGTTCCTGCTGTAGTTCCCAGTAAAGGCATTGTTACTCCTTATGCAAACTTAGTTTGACTAGCAATTACTGTATATGTTGGTGTTGACGCTGTTTTGATAATAGTCAATGAATAAGCGTCAATAGATGAGGCATTGCCTCCTGATGGCGCTGTACCACCTTGCCATTTTGGAGTAACCGCAGAACCGTCAATCTGATAAACAGTTGGATAGTATGCAGTTGCTCCGTTAGTATTAAGAAACACAACAGTAATTGCGTCTCCTACGGCAAGAATTGAATTAAGAGTAGTGCTTGAACTACCACGAATATTTAACGTAAAATTAGCAGAAGCGTTAGTTGTGTAATAAAGCACCGCTTGAGTTGAAGCGTCATAGTTAATTGTTCCTGTTGCGGCTGTTGCTGATACCGTTGTGCGCTCTTCGGGAGAAATAAGTGTTTTATTTGATAACGCTTGAACGCCAGTAGTGGTTACAAAAGAAGTTGAAGATAAAGTTCTAGTGTCGGTTATATTTCCTGATGTAATGCTAGTTACGCTTGTACCTACTAATACCGTTGCTAATGAAATTGAGTTAGCCGGTAATGTTGGTGCTGCAGGAGACGCAGCTGGCGTTCCGGCTATTACTTGAAATGCTACTTGGTTTAACGACCCCGTATAGTAAGAATCTGAAACGGTCATGCATACTAAATCTATTCGGGGGTTTGACCCGCTTGCCGCTGTAATAATTAAGTTTGTTGAAGCATCGTTATACGCTGTATACGCTCCCATATTTGATTGCAGCGTGCCTACGATTGCAGCCCAACCGCTAGCCACGTTTACGCTCATATTTGGCGTTCCGTTTGCCGTTACTGCTAAGTCAGCTCCGGATAAAATGCCAGTAGTACGCCACAACCCTTGAGTAGTTAAACGGTCATTTTCAGCCGGGTGCGACGCATTCTGTTGCCAGCTTGGCGGTGTACGTAATGCCATTTTTTCTCCTTAGATATATGCTGAACGCCAAGTGACCGTAGCCGCCGTCGTTCCCGCTAGTGTACTCGTACCTGTTAAATAAAACGCATTGGCTCCCGGTATTGCCCCAAACCATGTAGATGTACCTGTTATCAGGTTTCTTGCCGGATTGCCGTTAAAAGTAATTAATTTAGAATCTAAATCTATGGTAATTACGTCTGTATTGGTATATGACCCTGTTATCGTAATGTAATTACCCGTTGTAGAATTACCCACCGTCGGGTTAATCACCGGACCCGATAGCGTGATTACCGGGTAGGTTGTAGCCCATCCGTTATTTTGCACCGTTGCAGTTCCGCCTGAAATTGAATAGCCATATACAAGGTTGTAAATGCGGTTGTAAATGCGGCCGAGCGGGTTACTTACTGTTAGCGCTGCCGTTTGCTGCGTGTCGTCGTAGTACCGAGGGTCAGGGCAAAAGAACGTATATTGGCTTCTAATGAATCCGTATGAATAATCCGGGTCAATAATTGTTCGGTTTGCGCGCACGCGAGCGTAAACTCTTTGTAATGAGTCTGCCGTAGACATTTGGAATTGCATAGTGGTAGTTCCGCTGGTCTGAGGTAGCACATTTCTTTGCAGCAAATTGTAATTCTGTTGCGCGCTAGAACTCATATTCATAGTTCCGCCGCTAGTGCGTGTATCTGTGAGCGTTACCGCGATTGTAAATTGAGTTGTAGATGTGACGGTACACGCTTGCAGCGTTTGATTAAATCCCGTTCCGGCCGTTCCGCTCGGGTTTCCTGTAGAAAGTACGCCGGTGATAGTTACTAATTGTCCAGTAATTAGTCCATGCGCGGCCGTAGTAGTGTATGTAATTATTCCTGTACCGGTCGCAGTTGCAGCCGAGATTGACCCTGTACTTTTGTTTCCGGTAGTTAATATTGTGACAATAATATCTCGGCCTCCGAGAAAATCATTTCCGGTATACATGCCGTCTGCGTAGCCTCTGTTGTCATCTTGATTTCTTATTCCCGGCAGCGCTTCCAACCCATCTACGCTTAATACTTGATGAATTGAGTTTGTTCCGCCGAATACGTATCCGTTGAACGCGAAAGAATAATTATTAAGGCTGCTTACCGTAGGCATTAAATTTCTCCTCCTAAAAGCGCGCGCCAGTTGCCGGGACTGATGTTAGATGGTCGTATTGCTTGCGGCGTTCCAAATTGCGTTGCAGTCACAATCGCTGTTGCAGCTGCTTGCGGGTCAGCCATATTTAATCCATAGGCGTTTGTTACGTATGTAGTTTGCGCTCCGCTGCTTCCGGTGTATGGGTTATTTGGACTACTTGGAATAGGTGCAATCTTTGCTAGATAAGGCGCTGCCGGCGAGTTAGCCATAGTTGAAACCGCTAAATTTTGCGCATTTAATTTCACCATTTCGTCGGCAGTTTTGCGCAATTCGTCTTGCAGATTGCTCAGCTTGTCCATAGTGTCTTTTGTGAGTGCGTCAATCGCGTCGTTGTAATTTGTTTGCGCTTCCATTAGTGCGCTTTGCAGGTCAATCTGCAGCGCTTTAATCTTGTCGTTTAATTCGTTTTGATTCTTGTCCAGCGCGTCAGCGAGGTCAATTCCTACCTTTTGGTATTCCTTGAGCAATTCCTCTGTAGCGAAACTTGTAGAATTACTCATCTGCGCCGCTAGCGTATCTAATCCATGCTTGCTTACGTCTTCTAATCCGTAATACAATTCTTGTAATTGACTTTTTGTGTCCGGAGTAGCTTTTAGAATTGCATCGGCCATTGCTCCGCCCATGTCCGGACCTTGCGCTACTACTTCTTGAATAAATGTTTGTGAGAATCCCGCGCTTGCGAGCGCCCCGGCTTGCGCTTGCAGCTTCTTGATAGCGGTAAATTTATCTTTGAGTTTCTGTAATAGCCCTGCGCCGCTCTTGTCGCTGTCGTCAAACATCTTGGCTAGGTCAAATTTTGCTCCGGTAGCAAACGCGCTACGTAGCATGTCTTGACCTTTTTGAATAATTGCAGCTCTGTCTTGCGCTGCCTTTGTCTCTAGGTCATTTGCCTTTTGTGCGTACTCAGCCCGGAGTTTTAATTCTTTTTCTAATTCATCTGAGTTGAGTTTTGCTTTCTTGTCTGCGTAATCTTTTTCAATCTGCGTACGCTTTTCGTTGGCAGTTTTTATGACGTCGTTCATTTTGCCGTAGATTTTTTCCGCGTCGTCTTTGAGTTTAGTTAGCGCTTTTTCCTGCGCTTTAATTTTGGCAGCTGCTTCTTTGCTTATGCCACCGCCACCAGTCGGTGCGGCCGCGCCACTAGGGGTTCCGCTATCGGTTTTTTTAGTTCCACCGAATCCGGAAATACTAATTTTTTTATCTTGCAATTTATCCAGTCCGGCCGAGAATGAATCTACTGCATCTGCCGCCTTGCCTATGTTTGCCGGTAGGTCGTCAATGAAATTGAGTGCCGCCTTAGCGTATTTACCTACGCCCGGTAACGCTGATAGCGCTCCGAGTAGAGCCTTGAATGGAAGTATGAGGTACTTACCGGCGAAGTCTACGAACATTGCCAACGCTCTAATAGCGAAACTTACTCCGCTTAGCACGCCTTGAAACGCTGTAATAACTACCTTGCGGAATGTCTCTGAGTGATTCCACGCAATTACGAATCCAGCCGCTAATGCTGCGACAGCAACTACTACCAACGCAATCGGGTTAGCGTTCATTACCGCATTTAGTAATGCCATCGCCCCAGTTTGCCCTTCGGTAGCCGCTATGTCCGCCAGCTTTGCGCCTTTTGCCAACGCCATGCCTACGATGTATAACTCTTGTACCGCAGTTACAGCCGCCATCGTGATTTGATAAATCTTAAATGCCGCTACAGCCGTTAAAATAATTCCGGCAAATAGCGCAACCGCTTCTTTGTTTTTACTGAGCCAACCGAATAATGGAGCAAGAAACTTTGTATAGAGTTCGCCAATCGTTTTACCAATAGCCAATAAAATTGGTTGCAATTCCGTAACGAGGTTACGGGTGAAATCTTGTACTTTATCTTTAGCCCGAAATACCGCTCCGGCAAATGTATCTCCGGCCGCGGCAGCTGCTCCACCAAATTCTGTTTTCATTTCAGCAAGAATGATTTTTTGAGCGCCCATTACGTCACCGGATTGCACCAACGCTTTTATTTGAGCCTTTTGCGCGTCAGTAAATACCACGCCTACGCGGGTTAATGCGGTAATGCCCTTAATAGGGTCGTTGAGTGCCTTACCTAATTGAACGGTTGCGCCCTGTAAATCTCCGCCCATTTTAGTTGATAAATCTAATGCAGCGACAGAGGCTTGATTAAAAATATCGTTGCCTTTTCCGACCACGTTTCTTATGTTTGTAAATGTTTGGAATACCGCTTGCGACTGCATGATAAGGTTTTCATCTACAGAAGAAATTGATTCGAGCGCACTAGCCTGAGCCTTTAGCCCTTCTACGCTTAATCCGGCTACGTTACCGGTAGATTTGATTCCGGCGTTTAGCTGTGCGACTTGCTTTTCGTATGTTTGCGCGTCTTCGATTGCTCCTTTAATTGCTCCTGAGACCATGTTGAATCCTTGAGCCATAAGGTTTCCGGCGAACATTCCTGCCGCGTTAGCCTTGAACTTCTCCATAAATGTATTTTGTTTGGTTACGGTCTGCCCGAATTTATCGAAATCACCTTTAATCTCCGCCATTTGCGCGGATATGCGAGCCGTCTCTAATTGTAATTCTATGAGGACTGGTGGAATTGTGCTAGCCACTTTTACCTCATTTTCTGTGCAAACGCATTATTAAATACTCGGCTGAGCGTTCCGTTACCAATTAAGGTTCCGGCCGCTGGTATGAGGTAAGGATACCGCTTGCCACGCCATTTTGGATTGCCTAATTCCACCGCTCTTGCATACTCTACTGTCGGACCGACTGTAGCGATGTAACTTCCGAATCCGTATCGCACTTCGGTAGTAATGCTTCGTCGTAGCGTTCCGGTAACTACGTTTGGACCCGGACCCGTTCCCTGTATGTGGCCTTTTCCGCGTTTATGCGTTCCGGTATTGGCGTTAATCTTGGCTTGGCGCTCTAGTGCAAATCCCGCTTGACCGATTGCATATTCGGCAGCGTTCATTATCTGCTTGTCAAATTCCGTTAGCCCGTTCATTACTTGCGACAGGTTACGTACTATAAATGCACCCATTGTTTACGCCGATTCTGCCCTCTCAGCTTTTACCTGTTCCACAGTAGCCGCTATAGCCAATAGCCAATCTGCTTCCCCGGCCGGTAGGTTATCTACTTGCTCAGGAGTCCAACCGAACCGGTCAGCCATTTGGTAATAATACCAATGCTCATCGGGGTAATCGAAATTTTCATTTCGCATTCCCCCATTGAGTATCCATTTTAATCTTTCGAGCTGCCGGTATCCGCTTTTGGGTCTTCTTCGTTAGCCTCATTCTTTGTCAGCGACGGGAATAATGCTTTCTGCGCATCTTGCGTTGCTTCTACGAGTGCGTCGTAGTCTTTGATTTCGAGTTCGTCTAGCGATTCAGTTTTGATTGACGGAATAATTAAATCAAACGACCATTCCTCTACCAACATTGCAACTACTGCGTCTCCTAGTGCGAGCGCTTTTGCAAGGTCGCCGGTTTCTTTATCTCCCGCGCGCATGACATTTTTTCTGTCACGTACTCGCAACAATGATGGGTCTTTGAGTTTTACCTTTGCCCCTGATGGGAGCGTGATTTCTTTTGCAGACATTCTTGCCTCCTGTTTGTTTGCCTTCCGTTTATCCTACTGTAAATCATGGGAGCAGGGGAGGGAGACCCGGGAAGGCGTTCGAGTCTCTACCTTACCCCTGCTCTTGGAGATTAGATGTATGTACCGCTTGGTAGTGCGTTTTTGAGTGTCCACTTAATAGGTGAATACCCACCTGTAGTACCCGCGTCGGTTGTATTGCCTAGTCCGACTAGGTCAATGCTGATTTCTACTAAGTCTGCTCCGCGGTCAATCGCAGCTGCGACGTATGCACCCTTTGTGAGTGTTGCCTGAATCTGTACCAATGCTGCACCTGTTCCGTAAGACCAGTTGAACACGATTGATGGTTGAGTGTTTGTAAGGTAACGTGTTAATTCTGCGTTATCTTCCATAACAAACTTAATCTTCCCCATTACTTCTAATGGACCGAGAAAGATTTGGTAAGGGTTTTGGGTAGTTGCAATTCCGTAGACCGGTGTTACTGGTCGCTTCATGCTGATTTCGCCGGTCATCGCTGTAGACAATGTAGTTCCGCCGACAGTTACCGCACCCTGCCATACCTGAGTAGGCAAGATTGTAGAAAATGATGGTGTAGGTGTAGCCGCTGACGCGCTAGCCCAACCGGTCATTTTTGCGTCGTATTCGAGCATTCCGTCAGCGTTGAACTTGAGTGTGAAATCGCTGAACATGCAGCCCGGATACGCGCGTACTGCAGCTGCGTAGAAATCTGTAATTGTATAAGATGTAGGCTGAGCATCTGCCGCCGCTGTTGCGCTGTTTTCAAGTGCAATAGCATGTGTGTATGGTGCGCTTGCTCCTGTAGTAGTTACATCGCCTAATACTCCGGCTATTGCGTACCCGATGGTATCTGCGAATGCTGCTCCGCTGTAATCGTAAGTTGAGCGTGTACGACCTTGTAGGTAGTTGTAGCTCTTTACGTTCGAACCGCGTAGGCCTTCGTCATATAGCGGGTCAATAACATCTACCGGCTTTAGGCTTGAACCAATTACGGGAATAAAGTTTGTTGGAGTTACAGCCGTACCGCGTGTTACTTCTTTAGCGATACCGAGGTAACTCCGGTTAGTTGCTTGGACGTTTGCCATTTATTACTTCACCTCTTCTACGGTCGAGTCAGTATTGTCTGACGATGTTGTTGGAACGATTGGTGCGCTTACTTTTGTATTCTTTGAATCGTCAAAAGA